TGCACGACATTATCATAAAGTCGGATACTACGCCGCAGTCTAAGTTCAAGATGCTCCGCGTGGTCGGAGAGGCAGAATGGAGAAGTAATAATATGACTCCTAAAGTTCTAGCATCGTGGATGATAGGGCAGATGATTTGATGGAAGGAGTAGCAATTTTACTAGGATTTATCGTGTTAAGATTTTTTGTGAGATTTGAAAGTAGAGGAAGGAGGAGATGGTAATGAGTAAATTAGATATTAACGAAGACGGTGTAGTGGATTTTAAAGATGTAGAACATCTACTACTACGCTATGAGATAATAGTGTTTGGCGGTGCATTGCTGATTGTGCTGCCTATATTGAATACACTAAATTATATCAGCGTAGATTCCAACTTCTTTTGGATATTGTGTGGCTTAGTCATGCTGACAGAAGGACTAGTGGAAATAAGAAGAGAAAAAAGGAAAATAAACCAAATGGAGGAAACCCAAAATGAATAAAAATGAAGTAAAAGAAATGATTGCAAAAACAGCGAATGCTATCGGCATGTCCGATGCAGATGCTTTAGCGAGGTTTGATGACATCTGTCAGAAGAACGCCGTTGTAGTATCTGATGAGCCAAGATTGGCTCTGAATCTGTGGAAGGAGTTTTACAACAATGCGCTAAGAGCGCAGAAGAAAACTACTGACACTGACACCCCAAGAAGTAGTGGTGGATTCTACAAACAAGCATTCGGTTTCTTTGTTTCGCTAGACGAAGCAAGAGACATGTTGGCAAGAAAGAATGAAACAATAGTTGCTGATTACAGGAGAGATAAGGATACGTCCTTCTCTACTGGTCAAGTAGCCGTGTTTACCGATAGTGATGGTAAGTATGAAGGACGACTGATGAGAGATGAACAAGAACTAGTCAAGGTAGTAGAGAAACTACCTGCTAACCACGTTGATATGGAAGATGGAACTTATGTTGTTCCTCTTGACACTAATGACGCTGAGTGGAACAAGTCAAGATATGGCAAGCCACTAGGTGAGTCTGAGTGGAGGCGTTCAGGAGTCTTCATCGGAGAAGTGGAAGGACGAATGGGGAAGTATTACTTCAACTACAAGGGTGAGTCAACTAAGGAGTTCACTCCTAAGACGTTCACCTTCGTTCACTTTGATTGCATCATTAACTCAAATGATGGTAGTAAGATTCACGGTGGAAAGTCAAGAACCCTTGAATCTCTAGTTTACAACAGTGAGTTGTCGGATGATGATACACGTAAACAAGACACATCGGACATAAACATGCAAGATGCATTAATGGAATATAGTGAGGGTAATTACTGCCCCATCATTGACTTAGATGCATCACATGCCGGAGTTATGAGTAAGGAATATAACGATAGATTCGTGTTCACCGATGGTGATGTTTCTACCATAAACATGAACCCCACTAAGAATGGGAACAGATACTTTGTGTTGGCGGATTTTAATTCGCAGTTCTCCCTTGATGATGCCGACCTAACATGTTGGACTCCACCGCATATTGCGATTGAGTTCGGTGCAGGTTCAAAGGTGGTTGTTGTAGGACGAACTTCACAGGGAACTGATGATGATGGTAACTTACGCCCCGTTTCACTTAACGTGAATGGGATTCTCGTAACAAAGGCTAGGGGTGGAAGCCCTGATGAGATAACTCATATCGAGGATGACTCGGATGGGTTTGATGACGACTGGTCGCCAGTCTGAATACATAACTGTGTAGCCATACACCCATTGTTGGTCTTAGGGGTGCAATGCCCCTAACTCAAAGAGTTGATAAAATGAATAAAGGATATTACAATGAATACAAGATTACCTCTTACGCAGAAGATGATGATGTTATACATGGTCAGTCTTATGCGATAAGAGCAAGCAACATTGATTTTGTTACATGGAAACAGAACAATGACACACATAGCGAGTATTGGATGAAATTACACACCAAATCCAATAAGGAAATAAGAATAAAGGTGGATTTAGATGGCCTAAATGAAATACTGGCAACAGTAGGTAATAGAATGGTCAACCACACTGAAAGGAATAGGAATGAATATGAGTTGGACAAAAAATACAAATGAAACAAAAACGTATGAAGAAAGAAAGCAAGAAAGACTGGTGCAGATAATGCATAAGGCGAAAGTCGCCATATCTTACATGTGTCTTGGTATTTGGGGAGAACCCAAATCAGCCAAATCAGCAATAGCAATGGACATATTATCTGATGAAGACATCAAGAACGACATGAAGGTATACGTCTTTGATTTTGACAATAGAGCAATTGATGTTAAACGAAACCACTATGACAATATAGACAATATCATAGTAGACAATCCAATTGTAAGGAAGGATGATAGTTTAGTTGACTTTGATGCTACTATGGAAAATGCAAGAACCTTCTATGAGATGGCTTTAGAGTGTCTACATGAAGGTAAACTAAAGGCAGTTATTGTTGATGGTGCAGACAAACTTCTAACTGATGTATGTGAGACTAAGATGCGAGAAAAGCATAAGATGGATGCTGATACAGTTATCAAGCAACCTCCATATGTTTGGGGAGATAGGAATACTCCTTACAAGAACTTCTTGCATAAGCAAATACTTGAGATGCCTTGTCATAGAATAGTGATAGCACATTCAAAAGACAAGTATGCGGGCAATCCCAACCCTGTTGGTGTTGAGGCCAATTGGCATTCAACAACAGAGGACATCTTTACTGCAACCATTAGGACGCAGAGGACTTTGAAGAAAGGAGGAGCAGAATATACTGCTCTCTTTGAAGCAAGTGCTAGGATGCCTGAATTGATTGGAACACGCCGTAAGGTGTTAAACATCAAAGACGGTGAGATTGATTGGATTGGGGTAAAGGAAATAAAAACAGGAGGAATCTGAATGGATGACAAAATGAAAAACGTAGAAAAAATACGTCAATATAGGAGCGCAGTTCACATTGATTGTGTAGGGCATCCTTCTATTGCTAAGAAAGGAGAACGCAGAGTTTGCAAGAAGAATGTTGTGATTAACGTATATGACCCACGTAATAGTAGGGCGTTATCAAAAGCAGTGTTCGATGTTGACTGGCGCAGTTTGAAGACACTAGGACAGAGGCAGTTCTTCTGCCCTAAGTGTGCAGCAAAGATAATTGCAATGCGCGAAGAAGTAAAGTTCCTTTGGGGCTGAATTTCACAAACCCATGAGGGCATCTCTTGTCTAGTGATAGACAGGAGGTGTTCTCTAATGGAGATGAGATAATGATAATCAATATAGAAAATAATAAATTCAAAGAATTAATAGAAAGTGTAGCCCTAAAAGGCAAATACAATAGTGGAGATGTCACTAAGAATGGACAACTAAGTAATTACGCACACATACGATGTGATGATGAATATGTTTACGCTTACAATGCAGACTCAACAACAATATGTTCTGCTAGACTAATGGTTCGTGATGTTAGTTTGGGCGACAGGGGAGTTGGGGCTGCAATAATAGATATTGAAAAAACTGTGAAGTATCTGAAAGGATTTAGTGGAGAAGTTAGTTTAGACTTTGGAGACTATCTAACTATTACAGCAGTTCAAGGAACTGCTACTGGTAAAGTGCCATTAGTTAACGAACACCCTCATCATGCTTATATCAATAGGGCTATGTCTTTGACTACTGAAATTAGAAGTGAAAACCCTTCATGGGGAGATGGGTTGCCTATATTTGGTAAGACTCAGTATGAGGCAGAGATAATTATACCCGAAGAAGAGATTAGTCGAGCCGGTGATGGTTGTGATGTAGTAAACATTGCAAGATACAAGTTTGACTATGATGATGATGTTCTAACCATATCTAGTAGTAAAACCATAACAGAAGCATATTCCACTGAGATAGAATATACAATGGCAGAAGGCGATAGTGCTACTGTTGAGTTTAATGGACAGTTTGCAAAGTTCTTGAACGGTGTAGTTAGACTATACCTAAAGGATGATGCGCCCATTCTCTTCGTAACACCCCATAGGTTGCTATTGAAAGCACCTTATCTTAACAGGTGATTAAATGATAATTTGTAATGTAAAAGACGGAATAGGAATAAGAGGTAGAAATGCAGACGGGTCTATTCATTGTGAGACAATATCCCACTCTGATTTTAGACCATATATGTTCTCAGGTTCTAGTCCAATCAATAACCAAATGTCCTTTTCTGCTAAGGATAGTAATGGTAGGTTCACTATACAAGTTAACTTTGAGTTAACGAAAGAAACAAACATAGATGGTAACAAATTATACAGAGTTACATGGACACCTAACAATCCTAGATATGCTAAAGATGTTAGAATTGCGTTAGAGGCTAACAATATCAATACATATGAAGCAGACGTATCACACCATTACCGTTATTCGATTGATAAAGTTGAGGAAATACCTGAACACCCCTTACGAAAGTGGTATTGGGATATGGAGTGGCAACAAGGTGGAGAACATGATGAGGCTATTACTTGTATTGTGATTTATGATAACTTTGATGATGAGTATTCTATATTTGCATGGTATCCACCGTCAGAGACAGTAGAGTTAACCGATAATGATAGTTTTACTTTGCATAGATTCACTAGCGAACACAACATGCTAAGTGGATTCCTTGCATATTGTATGCAAAAAGAACCGGATATGCTTATCTCATGGTTCGGATGGAAGTTCGATATACCTAAGTTGTTCACTAGAATGGTTCATCATAACATAGACCCGCGACTAATGTCTCCTTTTGACGAAATATCAGGTATTGGTTGGAAAAACAACAAGCCCACTATTTGGAAGAAGAAGGTCGAAGGGTATTCTCCGGTGTATCAACCCATTAAGGGAATAATAACAGTGGCATTAGATTTAGTGTTTGAGAGACAATGGAATGATGCTCAAAGAGGAACATTACCATCTCTTGCTTTGGATTATGTCTCAGAGAATGTTTTGGGAGATAAGAAATTAGTGAGTGATAAGTTTCCTGATAAGAATGATTTTTTCAGACAGGCGTGGTTAGAAGATTCAAACACATATCTTGAGTATGCATTCAAAGACGTAGAATTAATCAAGAGGATTGACGAGGAGAACCATTGCGTTGAGGCGGTTCTCTCTTTGCAGCGACTACTGAAAGCACCATTTGACGCTTGCTTCTACGCTAGTAACATGGGTGGAATATACTTCATGCGTAATGCCTCATGGAAAGCCCCTACGGGCAAGAAAGAGGAACGGAGGGAGTATCAGGGGGCAATGATATACAACCCTCTCAGTGAAGGCACAAATGGACTACATCAAAATGTAGCCGCATTTGATTATGCACAACTTTACCCATCAATGATAATTTCACGTAACATAAGTTGGGAGACTTTTTCAAAAGAACCAACTGAATTGGCTGTTAACTTAGCAATACCTAGAGATTTCAGTGATGTTACCGAAGAGAAAATGTTGTATTTCAAAACAGACAAGTTAGGACTACTACCTAAGTCTCTTATTGAACTTAAATCACTAAGAAACAAATACAAGCAGAACATGAAAGAAGCCACAACAAAAGATGAAAAGGTGAAATGGAACAATAACCAACTAGCAGTGAAGAGGCTAATGGCGAGTTTCTACGGCATCACCGCGTATCAGGGATTTGGTTGGGCTAACGTTGATTTAGCCGCTAGTATTACCGCAAGTGCTAGAGAAGCAATTAGAGAGGCGGCATTTAGGGTGAGAGAATTATGATAGAGACAATTGAAACAGTAGGAAAAATAGCAATACTATCCTTCGTATTAGTTTACGGAATGTGGTATGTAGGACTTGCAATGGATAAGATATTTTCTTATGCATATGGAATGAGAGATTGGGAGTGGAATTAATGCCTAGTCCAATTAAGCAGAAATATCAGTGCCAAGCATTTGTCAAACAACCAAGATGGATGCCCACTCGATGTAAAAATGGCGCACAAGAAGGGAGTATATGGTGCGGTGTGCATATCAAGACGCAAGGAACGGTTGACCCGTTGACTCAATTCAAAGTGAGGGATTAATAATGCCTGTAAAGACAGCGAAAATAGAAATAGAGAAAAAAGAAGAAGAGGAAAAACATGAGAAACTTGAGCCTAAATTTGCAGTTGCTAGATTAACAAGTGATATGATTAGTGACTTTGGCATTCTTTTCAAATATCTTTGTTATGCGATATTCACATACGGTCTATTCTCAATACTACAAGATGTTGGGGTGATGGGATGAATATGTTAATGGCATTAGATATTATTGAACAGTGGTCAAAAAGAAACTTCGCCACCTTAGCCTTTCTGAGAACTTTGTTTTCATTTATGAAAGTAATTCTAGCAGTAGTAATAGTTGTAGAGGTATTAGGATGAAGGTAGTTTATGGACACACAGATTCTATCTATGTTAAGATGGAAGATGATGATGTCTCTAAGGCTCAACTGATATTAGATGATTTGAACGCCCATGTTAGAAAGATATTTCCAAATGTAATGGGATTGGAAGAACACCCTGTAACCATAGAGTTTGAGAAATTTTACAAAACTCTAGGAGTGGGTTGTAAGAAGAACCGTAATGCAGGATTGATTACTTGGAAAGACGGAGAATACTTGGATGAGTTAGAGTTTGTTATGACTGGCTTTACTGCTAAGAGAGTTGCAATTACACCATTAGCAAAAGAGGTTCAATTAGAAGTTCTTGATAGATGGGTGCAGGAACAAACAGAAGAAGAAATAACAAATTATCTACATGATAAATACTTCTCAGTGTTAAATGGAGATATAGAGATTGAAATGCTAACACAAAGAAGTAGATTTCGTGAAGAGAGATTCCTAGTAAAATGTAGTAACTGCCAAAAGAACAACTGGCATACTAGGTATCATCTACATGAGTTATCTAACATAACAGAAGGAAAGAAATTCCCATGCTGTAACAAGCCCAATTTAACTACTCTACAAGGTAAACGCCCAACAATTGGTTCGGGTATTGAGGGAGTGTTATTTCACAATACTAAGAACCCTAACAACTTAATTGATGATTCATACTTGTATCTCAGAGTGAGTGGACTTCATGAGACTTATTTTCACCCTTTGAATAGAACAGATACTGTTCCTAATTATGTGTCTGCAAACAATCTTGCGGGTCTAACGGAGTATACTCCTGATTACAGGCACTATGCTAATTCAATAATTAGCAAAGCAGAACCTATCTACCAAGCAATGGGTTGGGATATAACACAAATTTATAGAGATAGAAACCAAAGTGAGTTGGAAGAATGGTTCTGAAAAGTAGATTTTACAGTGGTTTATCTTGGTCTAACAAACGTAAGGTGGATTGGATGATAGGACTATACGAGAGATACTTCAACAAAGACAAACCCACTGAAATGACAGAAAAGGAGATTGTTAATTTGAAAGCAGATTTCATTGCTGAGACTGTATTATTCAATGAAGCAAAATTTGTAATAGGTTATTCTGTTTATGTTGAAAAAGGAATGCCTAAGATTAGAGTAATAGAAAGGCCACCTCCCGAACACGGAAGGGAGTGTAAATGTCATCAATGCATTGTAACAAATTTGAAAGAAATAGAAAAGATATTAGAAGCGAGGAATAAAAATGAGCAGACCAAGTAGTAACACAAATGAATACACATACCAATGGAATCCTGAAACATATGGAGATGATGACTTACCCATCTTGAAGATTAGTAAGTCGTCCTTCGGTTCCTTTCAGTGGTGTCCTAAGAAATACCAGTTCAACTACATCGAACAAAAACCACAGGATACTAGCGAAGCAATGTGGAAGGGAACTATCGTTCACAATGCGAGAGAAGCATTTTTCGAGGAGTTCGATATTGCTAAAGCAGAGAATATGAGTCATGGTGAACTAACCAATTATTGTTACACTCTATTCCCTCTTGATGAAATGAGTTACATGTATGAGACAATTGCTACATTTGAAGCAAACAGATTCATGGATTCCAAAGCAGAAGGAACAATAGATAATTTCATTCCTGTAATCAATGAAGAAGTTCTTGATGCTAAGATAGTAATTAGGCGGGAAGATTATCCATCAATTAGACTGGAAAGAAACTATGTTGTTCACCTTCAAGGTATCATTGATAGAATGTTTCTAGATGGTGAGTCGTATATTCCTATGGAATTGAAGACAGGAGCATGGAAGGAATACAAGAAAACCATGATGAGAAAAGAAATGGCTTTCTACAAATTATTGTTCGACAACTGTGCTGATGCTAGATTGGAAGAACTAGGCTTAACAAGGGATAATAAAATCACACATTGGTCTTGGTATTACCCTGCATCCAATCACATGTATGTAGAAGATGCTAAAAAGTCCAGTGAAACCGCAGTGCTGAAAGGCATTGCTAAGTTGATACATGCCTACGAGCGAAACCTTTTCCCAACAAAATATAGTGCTAGGTCATGTCCGTCTTGTAGTTATTACTCAATATGCGATACTGCTAATGATGATGGGTGGTTATGATGAAAGAAAGAATACTAGAAATGCTAAATGAGAAAGAATGGACTTTTGCAGACTTACAGAATATGACTCCAATAGTAAATAACTTCGTTGAAGTGCTATATGGAGAGTTAACTGCGGAAGAGAAACTACGGTTGATTTGGGAAATTGATGTAGAACCTAGTGTTGAACCTATGATTCAACCCTTTGGTATGTTAATGCAAGAGATGGTAATGCACAAATTAACTGAGATTGTAATTGAAACAGTCAAAACAGAACTACTGAATGCAAATGTCAGTTTTGGTAAAAATGAAAATAAGGAGGATGAAACAAATGAAGTTTCCGAGAGTAGTATGGACAGGAAGCCACCTAAGAGGGGCAAGACAGTTTCCAAGACTAGTCGTAAAGACAAAAAGTGAATACATTAATTGGCTTAACCAGTATAATGGTAAGATGAATTGTTATACAACAGTCTATGACTTTGAAGAGATAAACGACAATATACAGATTGATTCTTCTGTTATTTTAGACAGAATGTTTCTAGATTTTGATGCTCACGATAAACCGTTAGAACTAGCACACAAAGACTTCGTATCAGT